TGCTCACCACTTTCCATTGCTAGGTAGAGAAGTTTCTCTTCCTTGACCAGGAAAGGTCTATACTTTACATTCTTTCCACTGCTAGGCAGCTTGAGATTATACTCAGGGACGTTTAACTTAGGTAATGCCATAGAATTCACTTCAGTACAGTTATTTAGTCAAAAACCCTAGGGGTCAAAAAATGTGCCGAGATTTTTTTGCGACTTCTGGGGAACTAAAAGTCGATTTAGGGTAGGCCGAATTGATTAACAGGATCCATACTAGATGCTGAGTCAAACTTATCATCAACATAAAATCTATACCTCTCGTAATAAAATCCAACTGAGAGTGTGATAGTTTGTGCTGTCTCGTTAGTTAATGATATCGATCCAATGTTGAATGGGAATACATTTCTCATGTCATATATTCCTACCAACTGGTCTGCCTTATAAGAAGGTACTTGCTCTAACTTTATACCTAATGATTTAATATGCTCAAGGAATTTCTGGGTGTAAGGTACCTTCAATCCTCCACCTCTTTCCCACTTAAAAACTTTTAGACTAGGGCAAACATAACTGTCATAGTAATCTGTCATCTGATTAGCATCACTAGACATCAACTGGATCCATCTCTCAAAGATGTTACGAGTTGCATGTGACCTAGGTAGTAAGAAATCTATTTGAATTTGACTGAATGTAGATGATGTAGCATAGTTATATGCTGATCCAATATTAGTAATGGCAGAGGTTGTTACCTGTCTACTAGGTAAGTTAACAGTTGATGCATAGAAATTTAAGAGGTTAGCATTGTCACCAATCTCTAAAGTAAAATTCTTTCCACCATAATATGATACTCTATCTGATGTTGACCCACCACCTCCACCAAAGATAACTGGTGTTGAAAATTGTACAGAGTATCTATTGCTATACGAAGGAGCATTCTTATTATTCTTTGACCATCCTATCAGTTGGTTCAAAGATGCTCTCGGTGTATATCGAGACCTCTCTTTAAAGTTTTGTACTACCATTATACTTTGAGTTCTTTTTCAGTAATCAATTCAAATCCCCACCCGTTTGCTTTACAAAATTTCTGAGCCGCTTTCCACTTAGCATGGTTGACACTATATGTAACAACCTCTCTAATATATTTTTTATTAATTTTCTTTTGCGTCTTAGGTTCTTTTGTTTGATACAAAGGTTTAACTTCAACTAAAGATTTTTTCCCCTTCACTTTGACATAAAAATCTGGGAAATATCTGTGACGTTTACCATCAACAGGAGATATATAAGGTATTGCAATCTCTTCACTAGCCCACTCTTGTACAGATGTAGATGTGTCTGCCCACACCATGAATTTGTACTCCCAAGAAGACCTGTAAATAATATTCGTAGGGTCACCCTTATACTTCCTTGGAAATCTAGGAGTGAATTTACCCTGATACCTCATAAATAGACATAGCAAAGTAAAAGTATTTAGGTACAAGACCGAGCATGGCATTAACATATCCCATAAGAGTACCAGTTGAAGGTAAAAATGAACATGGTGTTGAAGGAAGCACTGGGTCTGTTGACTACTTAAAACTACAACGATTCGCAATCGATTACGAGAAGTCACCAGCAGGATACGGTGGTCAAAACTTACCTGGATCAAAAGCAGCAACCAAAATTAAAGGTGAGCCAGTTTACATGGCAATGCCAGCAGCATTATCAGCAGCATACGCAGCACAGTATCAAACTGTTGATGTAGGACAAGGTGGTGTGATGGCACTGCAAATGGCTGGGACAGCAATGGGTGAAGGAGATTCTAAAACTAAAGCAGAGTCAATGACTAGCAGCATTCAAGCTGCTGCTTCAAGTATGTTTCCAGAGATAGCATTCAATAAAGGTACCTCTCTAGCAGCAGGTCTTATGAATCAAGCTGGATTAAATACACAGTTGGATGGTAAATCTGCAATGGCATTAACGAAAGGAAAGATAGTTAACCCTTTCACTGAGCAAGTCTTTAATGGTGTGCCATTTAGAAACCATTCTTTCTCTTGGAAGATGTTTGCTCGTAACTATAAAGAAGCACAAAGAATACTAGCAATCATTCAGACTATAAAGATGGGTGTGCTACCTCAGTTTGGTAATGCTCCACCACCTACAGTTGCAGAGGGTGAAAATAAAAACTGGACTTATAAAGATGGTATGTTAACTATCACTAAACCAGTTGAGGGTGATAGTAATGAAACAAAATCAGAAGTACAAGCAACAACCACAGTAAATCTACAAGGTAGATACCTTAAGACACCTGATAGATTTAACTTAGAATTTGTAAGACTTGATCAAAATGGTACGGGACTCAGAAAGATTCCACACTACAGATTCCACCCATGTATTTGTAATTCATTCAATGTAAACTACACACCTGATGGTCAGTATGTTTCATTCAAAGATGCAATAGCAAAATTTAATAACAATAATACTACACCACTACCACAAATGATGGTACCCGCAGTGCAGATTGACATCTCATTCGCAGAGACTAAGATACTCACAACAGCAGACGCAGCAGCAGGATTCTAATGGCATTCTTTTCTAACCTACCTAATGTATTTGTCGGAGTTGAAGGTGCCGATGAAATTATATCTTATAAAAAGGTAAAAAATATCTTCAGAAGAGTGATAGTTCAAGAGGAACTTCAGAAGTTTAGTAATGAATTTGAATCATATTATATTCGTGAAGGTGAAAGACCTGACATGATTGCTAACACCTACTATGGTACACCAGACTTAGATTGGGTTATACTTCTCACAAATAATATCATTGACCCTTATGAAGGATGGCCAAAAGATATTCATACTCTAAGAGAGGTAGCACTAAAGAAATATATAAACATCGATGGAGTCCATCACTGGGAAACCAAAGAGGTTAAAGATGGTGACATCCTTGTAACACCTAAAGGTGTTGAGGTTAATGAAACATACAGAGCAACGGTAGGTGGCAACACTCTATCTAAAGCACTGTCAATATATCCTGTGACTAACATGGAGCATGAGACATATCTTAATGAAGTAAAAAGATTGATTGCTCTACCTAGTGTAACTCTAATAGAATTCTTTGAAGATAACTTCTCCGACTTAGTAGACTACGAACCAAACAAAGAAGTAGATAGGAATGGTGATAAGAAAACTATTAACTCATTCGCATCTCGCTTCTTAGATAGAGCAGACTACAGGAGATCAGCACCAACAACAGTCTCAAGGACTGGTGAAGCTACTGGTGCTAATGTCACGTTTGATAACGGTCCTAGTTCTACTACTGCAACTGCTGGTGTAGTATCTAAAACCTAAACTGATATTACTTTATTAATTTCTGGAAACTTTTCCTTAAGCATACGTTCAATACCCATCGTTAATGTTTGGGCACTCATTGAGCAGCCTGCACAAGCACCAAGCATTCTTACCATGACTACTGGACCTTCCTTAAGGTAATCGATAGCAACATACTCAAGGTACCCTCCATCTGCTTCGATGTAAGGACGTATCTCATTGAGTACGTTGTTGACATTCAAGTCGTTGAGTTCTAACCCTGCCATATCATATCAGGCATTGCCTGTGGTTGTTGTCTTCCGACAGTAAACATTAGGATAAAGTATCCAAAGAACCAGATGAGATTAAAAATCCATGCTTGTCTGTAGAGATACTTTCGTATTCCCATAGACATTATAACACGTTTTACATCCTCTGGGTTATCTTCGTTACCTCTTGCTCGGAAGATTTGTTCAATAATTACTGCAACGATTGTGCCTATCACTAGAGGATAGAATACAAAGTTTGCAAAAGACATGATGCCAATTAGGAATGCCATAATTCTTCTAGTGAAAAGAGACTGTAAAGTGCAAGGTTATTATACTCCATGAGTTCGTCTGCTTCTGTGTCCTCTTGACGATTAACAATAGCAACTACTCGGTCAACTATATATCCAGCGTCCCTTAATTTTTGTGCTGCCTTGATTGCCGAACCTCCTGTCGTAACTACATCCTCAAGCACAACAACCTTGCTACCCACTGGAGGTAGTGGTCCTTCTATCCATGCTTGAGTGCCATGACCTTTTGCTTCTTTCCTGACAATCAATCCATCAACTGTGCGTTCATCCATTGCTGCTGCCATAGCAACACCACTTACTAATGGGTCAGCACCAAGAGTCAGTCCTCCTACTGCTGCTACATCATCTTCAAGAAACTCTAGCATCATACAACTGACATAAAATAACCCTCTACAGTGGAGGGTGACAGGTTTGCAGTTAACATAATGCTCACTGGTTTTGCCAGAGGAAAGTTTAAATTCACCCTTGCGGTATGCTCTTTCCTTCAGCAACTTTAATAATTCTTCTCTCATTGATCAGTTATACCATATTTTGATAGGTCATACTTTGCCATCTTTAATGGCTCATGTTTAACTACAGGTGGTTTACCTATTATATCCTCAACCTCACCTACTATCTTCTTCTTAGAGATATG